CGGTTGCACTCGTTCCAGTACGCGCCACTGGAGTAAACACACTAGTCCCACTCGTAGGCGTTTTCATCGGGCCACGGCGAATGGCGATGTAGATGAAGGTGATTCCGCTTTGCCCCAAGTCACTACCGCCGACAATATTGAACCCGGTTGCCGATGGAGCAACCATGCCGCTCGTTGTGTTTTCGGCCGCACTAGCGTTTGGTTTCAAAAATGCCTTTTGAGCGGATGCGTCAACAGGCCAGTTGCGCATGGAATCAAAGAGCCACCACTCGTTGTATGTTGCGCCGGGTGTAATTGACTTCACAAGAATCCACTGCGGCTCCCATCCAAGATTCACCGACTGGCTTCCGCTACCGTTACCTGTGTAAGACCCACAACTAATCACATTGTCTGTGCCAGCAGTACCAAAGCCTCCTGCATCGTGGGCAAAAAGGTAGGCGACATAGGTGACACTGGAGGTGTTTAGTTGAGTGTCTGATGTTGGAGTGAAGGTTGTGCTACTGACTGCTGGGAAGTAGGCCGCCGCAGTTGTCACCGCATCAACAGCATTCAACCTCATATAAGCACCAGTGCCATTGCTCCTGTGATAAACATACCAAGAACCTGTCTGGTTCAACTCCTTGACGATGATGCAACCAGGAGCAGAGCCAAGCGCATGGCTGATCTGACGGTTGTTTGTTCCGTTGCCAGTCCATGTGACTACATCAAAAAACTTGGGTTGCTTTCTGAATGTCCAAGAGGCGTATGTTGCGTTGTTCTGGTTTACATAAGAGTCGCTACCTACACCAAACCCGTTTACATTAAATGCGTTTAGTTCTGTTGCAAAATATGCTTGTCCATCAGTCCAGCTTGATACCAAATGGTAGCCGGCCCCTCTATTTGTGTCGTAAAGAGCGTTTACGATTGCGTTGCTTCTGCTTTTAATCCAAACCATCCCGCCTTTACCGACGCCGACGGTAGTTACACCGACTGCCCACTCACTGATCGACACCCCTGCGCTTGCAGATCCAATGGACGTGTTTTGAAGACGCCAATATCTGTAAGCCGTGGAGTTGCTGAAAGTGAACTGACGGAATGTGCCGGGGTTCCAGTCGCTCGGGAAGTTTTGGGAAATGTTTGAGAACGTCGCAACAGTCGTCCAGGTCGAAGCATCATTAGATGCTTTGACAATGAAGTCTGTCGGGAGGTTATAGATTCCAGAATCTCGTGTACCTTGCGGCGCAACGAAATAGGTTGTGACGATAGATGCCGAGCCAAGATCTACGTAAACATCAAGGTAGTTTGGTGCAGGTACGTACGCAAGGTTTGAACCATTGGTTGTTTCAAGCACACCGTCATTGATATATGACATTGGGTAGGAGGGATGAAAAGCTCCACCCAAATTTGTAACCGTCTTGCCTACCAAGCTCACCTGAACCGTATCGTCTCCGAGAGCAATTCCGTTGTTGATGTTTTGGCTGGAGCCATTGCCGGTGTAGAGGTATGTGCTGAACACATCTTCCACGCCAAGCACAGAGCCGGTAGACGCACCAGCCGCCGCCATCACAATGTTCTTTGCCGTCATTACTTCACATCCTTGCCCAAGAGCAAACCAGTCCAGGTTGTGCCGCCGTCGTGGGTGAAGAAGCCAAGGACGTCGCGTCCTGAGCTCGTCAAGGTGGGGGCAGTGCCGCCCGCCCACTTCACTCCAGACCACCAAGTGATCGTGGCGCTACCGCCGTTGGTGAGGTCGAGGATGAAGCTACCGGCAGTACCCGCCGCCGGGACGTTGCTGACCGTTAGGGTCGTCGCGCCGCTGATGGTCTTGGTGAAGTAGTTGCCAAGCGTCAGGTTGATGTCGTTGGCACCCATCGCCGAGCGAGTCTCTTGAAAGCCGCCGCCAACCCAAACGCGACCTCCGTTGGGGTTGAGCCCCATGCCATAGTTGGTGGCAAAGTTTGCGGTGCTTCTCTGCTGAATCCACGCATCGCCGTTAGCGTATGCACCAAACGACAACTGAACAGATCCAGCGCCAAACTCCGCAATCTGGTTGGCGTCTGTTGTACCGGAAGTTGCAGGAGCGCCGCCCGTGACGCCGACCCCAAAGACCTGAAGTTGGCCCTGGCTGGCGGCGGGGGTCATGCCCACACCAAAGCGACCGCTTGTATCGAAGCGAGCTCGCTCTGAGTTCCCGGTCAGGAAGACCAGTGGCAGGTAAGTGCCTGTGCCCGTAATGCCGCTGATGAGTGCCGCTTCAGAAGCGTTGACACGCAAAGCCGCCGTGCTGGCGTTGGTTGGATCTGCGGCGTTGTACGCAAAGAACGCAGTGTTGACTGCTGTTCCGTTGGGGATCAGGCCAATCTGCGTGTTGCCATTCGCGGTGCTGGTTTGGAACAGCGTCCGGCTTGAGAATGTGCCGTTGCTGAAATCGCCAGTGATTCGATTGCCAGTTCCGCTAAACGCAAGAGTCCCGGTAAGCGTCGGGCTTGCCAGCGTCTTGTTCGACAGAGTCTGTGCGGTGGTGGTGTCAACCGCAGACCCGCCGAAGTAGCCGACCTCAGCAAACACTTGCCATGTCGTGCCGTCGTAGATCAACTGCACGAGTGCGCCCTGGATGTCGAGCAACAGATCTTCGGACAGGCCCTCGATGGTTGAGCCGTTGCGGCCAACCGTCAGGTTGTTGGTTCCGAAGTTGCCACCGTCAGCAATCCAGACCTGATTGCCGGAGGACGGTGTTGCCGGGAGCGTGACCGTAAACGCGCCGCCAGTGGTGTCGGCCAGGATGCCGTCCTTGTCGACGGCGGTGTAGTTGGCGGTGCGGCGGGTGAAGTTGATGCCGCCCTGGATGGTCAGGTCGCCAGAGCCCAGCAACGAGCTCCCGTTGACCGACTTGATGTTGGTGCCCGAGACGAGCGTGGGCTGATAAGCCGACATCCCAGATTGAGTCTGGTACGTGCTGGCGGCGTTTGCTTGCGTTAGGTAGGTACTCGACGCGCTGGCGGTCGTCAGATAAGACGACATCCCCGACTGAGTCTGGTAGGTCGATGCGGCGTTGGCCTGGGTGAGGTACGTGCTCGAGGCGTTGGCCTGAGTCAGGTACGTGGTCGAAGCGTCAGCCGTCGTCAAGTAGGCCGACATTCCCGCTTGGGTCTGGTAGGTCGAGGCCGCGCTTGCCGTCGTGAGGTAAGCGGACATACCAGCTTGCGTCTGGTAAGTCGAAGCGGCGTCCGCGCTCAACAGATAGGGCGTGAGCGCCGAGCTCGTGATGTAACCCGCCGGGTTGGTGGCGTTGTAGGGCGTGAAGCCCAACGCAGTCGTCACGTTGCCCGAGGTGATCTCGCCACGGATCGTGGCCGAGCTCTTGTTCTCGACGTTGCCCAGGCCAAGGTTGGTTCTGGCGGCGGATGCGCTCGCCAGGTCGGACAGATTGTTCGCCGACAACAGAGCGCCCGACAGACTGGCGTAGGCGGCAAGCCAAACGCTCCCGTCGTACACCTTCATGCCACCACCGGAGTTCAACGGGTTGGTGTTGAAGTACAGAGCGCCCGAAACAAGGGGGTTGCCGTCGTTGTCGACCGTCGGATCGCTGGATTTCGCACCCAGATAGCGGTCGTCGAAGTTGTCGAAGGCCGCGAGAGTCTGGTCACGAGCGGTTTCGGCGGCAGATTGCGCTTGAGCGGCGCTGGTTGCGCTGTTTGAAGCGTTGGTTGCAGAGGTTGCGGCGGAAGTAGCCGACGCTGTAGCCGATTGGGCCTGTGTCGTAGCCGTATTGGCGTACGACAGGGCGTTGTTGGAGGCGTTTGTCGCCGTTGTGGCGGCAGAACTGGCGGTCGACGCTGAACCGGCGGCGTTGGTGGCGCTGGTTGCGGCCTGACCGGCGCTTGCGGCGGCATTCGAGGCGGAAGTTGCGGCGGCAGACGCGCTTGCCGTGGCCTCCGAAGCCTTGGTAGTGGCCGTTGTGGCGGAATTCGTGGCGGTAGTGGCGGCAGTCTGCGCCTGGGTCACTGAATTGCCGATGGAAGCGACCGCATTTTGGGCGGTTGTTGCGCTCGAGGCGGCATTTGTGGCCGACGTCGAGGCCGAAGACGCGCTGTTGGCGGCTTCCGTGGCCTTGGTCGTGGCAGTTGCGGCGCTTCCAGTCGCCGAAGAGGCGCTCGATGCGGCGTTCGTGGCGCTGGTGCTGGCCTCGCCAGCCTTGGTGGTGGCAATTCCGGCCTGTGTGGTGGCCGTAGTGGCGGCGGCTTGGGCCTGAGAGACCGCATTACCGATGCTGTTGGCGGCGTTGGTCGCGGTTGTTGCGCTGTTGGCGGCGTTGGTGGCCGAAGTAGCGGCGTTGGTTGCGCTGGTTTGAGCGGCAGTAGCCGATGCGGCGGCGGCATTAGCATCGGCAGTAACCCCAGCGGCGGCGGCTTGCACCGCTTGCAGAGCCTGTTGGGACTGATCTACCGACGGATAGGGCGGCAACTGGACGATGTCCTCAAGGTCACAGGCGCTGTTGGGCACCACAGCCATGACGTCAAGGTACTTCGACCCGGTGTCGGCGTTGAAAGCCTGGACACGGTACTGCGAGCTCGCGGTTCCCAGTGCGTTGGGGAAGACATTGACGACGGCTACGCCCTGATCGTTGGCGGTCGCCTCGTAGAGCTCGGGCGCGACAAAGCCGTTATAGATCTCGGTGCGGTCGAGCTTGAACCGGAAGGTTCCCCCGGCGACGGGGTTGCCTTGCTGGTCGTAGGCTCGACAGGTGACTGCTACGGTTGGGATGGACATTCGTACCTCACTGCGGCACCGAGGGTGCTACTTCAATCTTGTGCTTCGACGGTGATCTTCCACCGGACTTGCGCCGAATCTGGCGCGTGCTTGAGCTCCGGCGGAATGCTCTTCTGCCGCACGAGCTCGCCTCCCTCAAAGACCTTGATTTCGTCGAACTCGCCGAGATCTCGGTCGCCCAGATCAGCGATGAACGTCACGCTGTCGTCTGTTGAATCTGTTGTCGTCGGAACCCGACAGATCTGTTTACCGTGGCGACATATCGCGATCTCCACGATCTGTTGGGACAGAGCGCGGATGCCAAGCTGTTGCAACGTCATGGCTTCCTCAACTGCACGCTCAAGGTCGAGCGGTTGAAGCCACGAACGCCACGCTGGCGAGCCACGTTGAGGCCCACCATGTAGCGTGCGTTGTTGATCGTCGCGGCCTTATCGTTGGAGTAAGGCTTGCCAGCGGAAAGCTGGAGCTTGGCGACTGCGCCGAAGGCGATGGTTTCGGCGTACTGCTCGAGGAGGAAGTTCTCGCACGTTGTGCTCGTGCGAAGAGGTGCGAGCGCCACACGCATTGTAACGGCGGAGCTCACCGTTTGATCCGGAATTGGGATCAAACTGATGGTGTCCCACGACTTCTGCATGAAGCCGCGAGGAGTGGCGTAGGAGGCTGTGTAGCCACCGATCTTCTGGTTGTAGACCGAGGGGTCGGTGACGTCATCCGGCGACACCGGCTCCAGCATCTGGCCCTGGTAATAGGCTTGCATCACCTTGATGATCCGGTGGCCTAGGATAGGAGTATCGAGCTCGTAGTCGGATTGCTTTGCAATCACTTTGACCGGGTCGTGATCGACGACATGGATCAGGGACTTCTCGCAGAAGTCGATGACCGTGTCGCGGATGGCCTGAATGGCGGTGATCTCGGGACACCCGGCCACCTCGGGCAGAACCCAAGAGAAGAACTCTTCGTAGGAAACTGACATTTAGACGCCTCCCGCCTGGACGGCTACTGCGTTGACCGTGCCACCGGGCTTGTTGGCCTCGGGCGAGAACGCAAAGTCCTTGCTGGTCTTGAGACCCAACAGGGACATGAACACTTGGAAATAGCCCTGCGCGAGTCCGGCGTTGGAGCCGAACTCGGCGTCCTTGCTGTAGGCGCGGAACAGGACGTAGTTGAGAAGGGGCTCGGCGTACAGGTCTATGAGCGCCAGCGTTGCACCCGTGCTTTGCACCTCTGAAGGAATGACCGAATAGATGATGTCCAGCTTTTGACCAGCGTTTGAAGGCGGGTATACATAAAAGTTAAGCGGGTCTCGGTTGTCATAGGTGAAGTTGTAGATGGTTCCCGTGGGCGTGGCGGTATGCCAGCTTGGGTTTTGGGCATCCAGTGTTTCCCGGTCGACAATACGAACAGCACGGCCTGGGGCACCGGCGTTAGAGACGTTGCGAACAACGTCCAACAGACGCGATCCGTTTGCGGGCAAGGTCTGCTTCGAACCCGCCGCAAGTGTGTGGGTGTAGTTGGCAGAGCTCGCGTCCGGTCGTACTACTGCGATGACACGCTGGCCGTCGCTGATCCATTTCAGGAGCTCCGAGTCAGCCCAGCGCACACCGTCTGCATCCTGGAGGATGATCCGTGCTCGAGAAGTGATGTCGCTTGCCAGCATTGCGTTTCCTTACCAGAGCACCTTGCGGGCCCAGTAGTTGGCGGAGAACTTGTCGTCCTTCGTCGGGTTTCCGTTCTTGTCTTTGATCCCGGCAGACCGGGCCAGATAGTTCTTGCGGCGCTCGGCGTCCTTGTGCTGGGTGAAGTCCTCCATGCCGCGAAGGCCGAAGCGAACCAGCTTTACTTCGTCGCCCTTCTTGGCGAGAACCATCTTCTTTTGCTTGGCACCAGCGGGTGCGTTCACAGGCTTGTCGAAGCCGGGGAACTCGTGGCCGCGATAGACGATCTTGCCGCCCTCACGCTTCAGATTCGATGCTTTCATCGGAGCTCCTCGTGATGACTACTTCGAGCTCGTCCTTGAGCGCGAGGCTGTCCTCAACAGATTTCTTGGGCGCTGGCTCGTTTGTAACCTCGATCCAACGACCGGATTCAACAAGCTCGCGGTCGTACACGGCCATCTTGCCGGTACGCACATTTCGCATGAGCTTTGACATTCGTGTTCCTCAAAAGAAACCGCCCCAGGTTTCCCCAGGGCGGTTAAGGGCGAGGGAGGAAAATGGAAAGAAACCCCCCTCACTCACAGGAGGGTATTAACCCTTGACGGCAACCATGTTCACCAGAGCCTCGGGCTTGATGACGTTGTAGCCGTACACGTTCAGACCACGGACGATGTTGCCGAAGGTGGACTGAGCGCGGAGGGTTTCCACGTTGGTCATCTGCGAAGCGAAGGTGATGGCGTCACGGGTACCAGCCATGACGTAGCTGTCGCCGTCGTTGGTCTTGGGCAGGTTGTTCGACACGTAGACCATGAAGCGGTCGATCATGCCGAGCTTGCCGTTACGCAACGGGGAGACAGAGTCGCCAGTCAGGTAGGCTTGCTTGAGGTCAGAACGCTTGACCATCGAAGCCATCCAGGCGGGGATAACCAACCAGCGGCCATCTTCGGGGACGTTCTGCTCGTCGAGAACCTGACCAGCATCCAAGAACAGGTCGAGGATGTTGGAAGAGGTCACGGCGCGGGGAGAAGCGTCGGTGCCGAGGTTGATGTTGCCGGAGATCACACCAGCGGTAGCGCCCTTGTTGGCGGTGGCGGCAGAAGCCTTCACGCCGTTGAGGACGTCAGCGTCGATGGCGATCTTCATCTGGGTGGTGGCGTCGTTGGTGAAG